GCAGCCCCGCAGCCCTCAGCCTCAGCCGGCTGTGTCTCAGTGCTAGTCGCAGCCCATAGGACAGCCCCGCAGTGTCTCAGCCTTAACGTTGCAGCCCTCAGCCTCAGTGTCTCAGTGTCAGTCTCACAGCCTCAGCCCTCTGTCATAGTTCCAGCCTCAGCCCCAGCCTCAGCCTCAGCCTCAGAGTATCGCAGCCCCGTTATCGGATTCTAGGGGCTGTGACTCAGCCTAACTTCCATGGGGCTGCAATTGGGCTGTCCATAGGTAGGGGCTGTCCAATGGGGCTGTGGTAGTGCAAGGTTTCAGTTAACAGATAGGACTAGGGGCTGCTAGGGGCTGTCCTATGTCCTATGTCCTAGGGGCTGGAATTCATCATTCATGGGCTGCGGGGCTGTCCTAGGGGCTCATGGGCTGTCATAGGACATGGGCTGTCCTATGGGCTGTCATAGGACATGGGCTGCGGGGCTGTCTTAGGACATGGGCTGTCCTAGTCGAGTATGGACATGTCATTACTAGTCATGGCACTATGCCGAAGGAACCGCGCGCGCGGAACATGCGCAGCCGCACAGAGGGGTCCGCGATTCATCGCGCGGGCGATGAGTGAGGTTGGCCTGGCAACTCCAAAAAACCAAAAACAAAAAACCCAAAAAAGAGCTTGCCATTTCTGTAAACACCTGCGATAATAAGGGCATGGAATTGGAAGAGAGGTGCCTGGAGTTAGGGGAGTGGGTAGTGGGAGAGGTACGGGCGCGGGGAAGGGAGTGGTTTAAGGGGAAGGAGGGGGTGATAGGGGCGGTAGGGGTGCTGGTGGGGCTAGCGGTGCGGGCGAGTGGGAAGGGGAAGGAGGGTTTGGGGGAGGGGTTGCGGGCGCTGGTGGAGTGGGGTGAGGGGAGGGCGGAGAAGGGGGAGGCGTGGGTAGATGTAGAGCGGGCGCGTGGGAAGTTGAGGGCGGCGAAGAACGAGCTAGACGATTTAGAGAGTGAGTATTGGGACTTGGTGATGCTGGTGCAGGGGGCGGAGATGCGGCTGGTGGGGGGAGTGTGGGAGGAGGAGGTATGAGTGGGCGCCCGCTGCGGAGCGCGGTATCGCTGTTCAGCGGGGCTGGGGGGATGGACGTAGGGTTCGAGTGGGCTGGGTTTAAGGTTGTGTGGGCGAACGACATAAATGAGGAGGCATGCAGGACCTATGAGCGGAACCACGGGGGGATGGTGGAATGCGGCCCGTTAGAGGGGTTGATGGGGGAGGTGAAGCAGCATGAAGGGGTTGACTTGGTGTTTGGTGGTCCGCCGTGCCAAGGGTTTTCGGTAGCGGGGAAAATGGACTTGGCAGATGGGCGGAGCCAACTGGTATGGCGGTACTTGGATGCGGTCGAAGCGATACGGCCGGGTGCGTTTGTGATGGAGAACGTTAAGGCGCTGGCAACGTTGGGCAAGTTTGAGTGGGTGCGGCAGGGCATGTTTCAGCGGTGTGCGGAGCTGGGGTATGGGGTTGCGCTGGTGGTATTGAACGCGGCGGAGTATGGTGTACCGCAATCCAGGGAGCGCATGTTTATGATCGGGGTGCGGGGCAAGCGGAACATGGCCTTGGCGCCCAGGCTATTTGAGAGGTACAAAGAGCGCCCGAAGGCAGTTCGGCAAATTTTGAAGGAGCTTGGGCCTGCGGGGTGTCTGGGGAACACGAGGGTGTGCCGGGCCAAAATTACGCTGGCGGCTAAGCCGGTATTGCGCAAGTCGCCCTATGCCGGGATGCTGTTCAACGGGCGGGGTCGGCCGCTCAATCCGGATGGGTTTTCCGCTACCCTGCACGCCTCAATGGGCGGGAACAACACGCCGATTGTAGATGAGGAGCAGGTTTATCACGACAAGCCAGGTTGGGTGGTGGGGTACCATGCGCACCTAATGCGTGGCGGCGAGCCGCTGCCGCCGTGGGGCGCTCCGCCTTTTATGAGGCGGCTAACCGTCGATGAAGCCATTCGATTGCAAACTTTCCCGGCGGGGTACGACTTTTTCGGTAGCCAGAGCCAGGTGTTCCGGCAAATTGGTAACGCCGTGCCGTGCCGGCTGGCTTATGCAGTAGGGCAGGTGGTTCAGGACATCATGAGCGATGGGTTTGAGGATTTGGCCATGGGCGTAAAGGTCGAGGGGGGTGGGGCATGAACGCGGCGGTTACGCGGCAGTGGGAGCGGTTAGGTGTGGTGGAGCAAGCGCAAGGTGGCCTGGTACGGGAAGCGGTAGGGAACACGCTGGCGCTGCGGTGGGCGGCGTGGGTCGCGGGCGGGGAGGAGGGCGCGCTGGCGGCAGATGGGCTCGCGGGCAAGCTGGCGGCGAAGTGTGGGGGGTATCGGGAAGCGCTGGCGGCGGCGGGCGGGGTGCTGGACTGGGGTGAAGCGGCTGAGGCAGCGGTGCAGTGGGCGAAGGTGGTAGGGCTAAGCCCTGGGGTGCAAGCGGTGGTTAACGCAGTGGGGCAAGGGCGCCTGGAGGAAGCGGCGACGCTGCTGCATTGGGTATGCGTGCTGGCGGAGCGTTCGGGGGTAGCGGTAGGGCTGGGCAGTTCGGCGCTGTATGCGGTAGGGCTGCTGCTGGCCGGGCATGCGGGCTTGCGGGCGGCGGTAGCGAGGCAGGTGGGCTATGGGCAGTAATAATAGGTTGCGGGAGCGGGTATGGAGCCTGGCGGAAGCGGCGCGGGTGCTACGGGTGCGCACGAGCAAGGTGCGGCAATGGGTGCGGCTGGGCGAGGTTAAGCTGACGGCTGGCGGGCTGTTGGATTTGCAAGGGCTGTTTAAGCTGTGGTGCGTAGCGGCGCTGGTGCATGCGGGGGTGGGGGCGGCGCGGGCATTTAGGATGTTGCGCAACGAGTTTGCAGAGCGCTGCCCTACGGAGGCGGCTGGTAGTCACATTGTAGGGTTTGTGTACAGCCAGCTTGGGCGTGAGCTCAAGTCGGGGTTAGGGGAAGCCGTGCTGCAACCGTTCCAGGATTGGGAAGAGGTTGGGTGGGCGCAACGGTATGCGACGGTTGGGGTGGTGGTGCCCGTACGCACGCTGGCGCAAATGCTGCTGGCGGAATTGGGCAAGTTTGAGGGTAGGGAGTAGGGTTGGCGATGGGTAAAAGCGAAATGTTGGAGGTAAACAGACTGTTCGAAAACTGCGCGATATTGGGTCGCCAGATGCTGAGTCTGATCCGGAGCAGTGGCTACACATGGCTCACGGTAACCCTGCACCTCACGCACCCGAAGGACGGTGGCGATCACGATCCCAGTGAGAACTGCTCGTGCCGCCCTATCCGCTACGAGTGGGTTGACCCTACTAAGGATAGCCTTGCTACCCATGTGGTCTACTTTCACCTCCATAGGATCTACTGTGGTGCGTGGTGGTGGGAAAACATGCGCGCGGTGAGCTTGCCTGCCTCGGCGCCTGCGCCTGCGCAGGAGTGTGAATATGAAGCGCATGGATGCTGGCGATATTGAAGCGTTGGTGGCGGCAGTGCCGGCTGAGCAGCAAGGCATAGTGCGAGAGCAATTGCCATGGGTGCTGGGTGCGCTGGAAGCCGGCGATTACCGCAAAGCAGTGAGCTACGTGGTGCTGATGTGCCTGCTGGTTCAGGACGTTACGGGCACCGGGGTAAAAGCCCCAGAGGTAACGGCGCTGCTGGGCGCGCTGGTGCGGCAGTATCCGAAGTTCCGGGATGCGCTACAGCTATTTTGGGACCGTTTGTATGAGTACGTGCATGGCGAGGGTGGGCAGGATGCGTAAGCGGCGGGTGTTGGCTAGCGGGGGTGGAGCTGTGGTGCAAGTGCGTTGCATACGCTGCGGGCACGTGTGGCTTCCACGGCATCCGGGGCGGCCCAACAAGTGCCCACGGTGCCAAAAACCAGACTGGGATGGCAAAATTTTGGACGGTCCGCCGGCACGCCCGGTTAGGGGCAAAGTGGGTTTGGTGCAGGTGATTTTGACTTTGGACGCGCTTGGCGACGCGATATTGGAGTTGGCACGGCACGTAGCCAACATGGAAACGCTGCTACAGCGCCTGGTGGCAAGCAGTAAGCATTCCGATGGCGAGCCAACAGCGCTGGGCCGTGGGAGGTAAGCAACATGTACTGTTCGAGGTGCGGAGAAGACGGATGGCCTACGGTGCCGTGCAGTTGCTGCGGCAAACCCATGTGCGAATGCTGCGAAACTCGGGAGTTCGTCGAAAGCGGCATGTGCCCGGCTTGCCAGCGCTCGGCACTTGCTGCCGGCAGTGGCACAAAAGCGGAGGTGCATCATGGTCAAAGTGAGTGAACTAGCGCCGGCGGTGAACTTGGCGCTAAGCTGCGCTGGGCGTAGCGGCATTGTGTGGCTGCTAGGCCCCGGGCCGGCGGTGCGCGCGTTTGCGGATGGTGTCGGGGTAACAGCGGAGCCGGCCGTGGAATCCAGCGAATCCACGCAGCTCTGGCGCGGCATAGACGGTCGGCGGTTAGCCGGCTGGCTGGAGCGCTTGCCGGGCAGTGATTTGGTTGACTTGCGGTTCGGGGAGCGCTGGCTGGAATGCCGCTGCGGCAAATCGCGTGTGCGCTTGGCCTACGGCGGCCCGGAAGGCGGCTGGCTGCTACCGCAGTCCCCAGGGGGCATATCCGAGCAAGTCCTTAAGGTCCCGGCGGAGGAACTGCGCCTGGCAGCGAACCTGCTGCTGGGGGTATTCCCGGCCAAGCCCGGCTACCATGCTCCAGCCGCAGCACTTATGGAAGTAAGCACTGGCGGCGCCGTGCGGTTCCATGCCACCGATGGGCATCGGCTGGCGCACCTAGCGCTAGGGCAATGGGATGCCGATGACCCCACGGGCCCCGGAGTGGTGGTAGGCAAGGGCTGGTTGGAAGCCGTAGCGCACGCCTGCGCCTATCGCGGCAATGGCAATGGTGACGGCGATGGCAGCGAGCTGGTGCTGGCTGTAACTGCTGAGCAACTGCACTTGCGCTTGCCAGGCGCTTGGGAGCTTGTTGGGGCGCGCACCGTGCAGCCTTTCCCGGATGTGCACCGGGTGCTCGAAAGCCTTCCGGAAGTGAACGTTATGGTGGATGCTGAAGCGCTAGCCAAAGCCATTCGGTTTGCTTCGGTGGCAGCGACCAACGTAGCGCTGGAAGTCAACCCGGAAAACAAGCTGCTCACGGTTAGCTCGGCAGCCAATGCCGCGGAGTGGGAATACGCAGACACCGCAGAGCAAACCGTTGAGCTGCTGGAGTGCTCGGAAGGGGCGCCGCCGGAAAAGGCAGTGTTCAATAGCCGCTACCTGCTGCACGGCTTGTCCGGAATTCGCTCCGATGCGGTGATGCTGGGCTATCGGGAACGCTTAACCGGCCGGTGGGAACTGGCGCCGCATGGCGATATGTGCCGCGATGGCGCCGTGTGGGACTACCGCTACCTGGTCATGCCAGTTGCTGTGAACGGCTAAAAGAGGGAGACCTCATGTTCATTGCAGAATTCGAAGTCCTACAACAGGAATTCATTCGAGCGGTTAACGCGCTGGACTGCCTGTACCAAAACGCCAATTGCAGCGTGGACGCCTGGTTCGTGTTGAACGTCAGGCGGTCCTATCCGTCCCTGAAGCTTGTGGCTGCTGCGACCAAATCCGAAGTGTGGCTCCATATGAGCCTCGGGCCACTGTTTCGCACGGAGCTTGGCCGGCGCGGCAGGTGCGAAATCAAGTTCGACCCAGCGCTCCTGAGAAAAATGCTCCCGGAAAACCCTAGCAGCAGGCTCGATTTGCGCTTCAGCGGCCGGTTTAAAGACGTTGACCGGCCGGCCTGGGTGAAAGTCGGCGGCTGGGGCAGCGAAATCGAACTCCCTGGGATCATCAAGGGCCATCCACGCACCTGGCCGGCGCTGAACGCCAGGTGTGATTTCCGCGCCAACGTGAGGTCGCGCAAGCTGGCAAAGGCGCTCGAAGCCGTTGGCCCAGCGATGTTCTCCTATGACGACATTGTGAGCTTCGAGCTGTGGAGCGATGGCGATTTTCTGGCGCATGCCGGCAACCCGCGCCGAGTCGATGTGACCGTGCATGGCGGGGAAAAGTTCAAAGGCGCCCAAAAGGACAGTTTCGCGCTTCAGTGGCCGCACTGGAAGCTGCTGAGCATGATGGTCCCATGGGCGGATCAAGGCGTGACTGTAAAGACCACTCCCTACAGTATGGTCATCTCCGGAGAACATGCCGGGGACGACCTCGAAGGCGGCCCGTGCTGGGCGCTAACGTTGCCTAAGCTGAATCAGGTGTTCGACTTTCAGGCTGAGAGCAGCAAGCCGCCGAAGGGCGTACAGGTGGTTTACGTGCCTACCGAGGACCTGATCGGCGCGGTGCTTCGTGCGGCTGATTACCACAGCACCATCTGGCTCGAATTGCCGAAGTTGACCAAGCGGCGCCCCGGCCAAGGCTATGTCCGAGTCATCGGACGTGACCCCATGCGTGAGGACGAAAAGACCATCCTGGTCAAGGTGGCGAAATCGGAAGCGCCGGTGGAACCCGTAGGGGCTGCCGTAGACGCCTTTCGCTTGGCCGATGTGCTGCGGCACAACGAAGGCCAACTCGTGGGTCTGGAACTCGGCTACGCCGATGGGCGCATTGGGGTCCAGAGCCTGGTCCCTGCCAGCCGACTCCAAGAGTCCAAAGGCAGGGATGTGGTCGGCTTCAAAGCTTTCATCCGAGGCGCGAAGTAAGCTTGGCGGTCGGACGAGTCAAGTATCGGTTGCCGCTTCCTGTGGAGCAGGCTAAGGCCATTGCCGATGGGGTGAAAACGCAAACCCGGCAACCGGTAGTGAGTGCTAAGGTGCTGCCGTCGAACAAGCTGTTTGCCATGTGGGATCGGAAACTGATGCCATGCCAGCCAGGGGATTACCTGTGGGTCGCTGAGCGCCACCTGCGCATCCCGATTTCCCGTGGCGGGCGCGTGGAGGATGTGATCCCGCTCAGGGAAGTCGCCAGCAAGCAGCAGTACGATGAGCTGCTGGCCAAAGGCTGGTATCCAATTGGGTCGATCTACATGCGCCGGGAGCAGGCGTCGCTGTTTGTCCAGGCGCTGGACGTGTACGCCCAGCCATTGCAGGCAATCACCCCGGAGGATTGCCTCGCCGAAGCGGTGCATCGCATGAGCTGCTGGCGGTGGGGCCCCGTCCCAGAGCAGCGGCCGTTGCCGGCGGTCGTGGCGCAGCGGTTGCGGGAAGCCTTTCGGGAAACCTGGGATCGAGCCATCACCAATGGCAGGACGGACACCGACGGAATCCTGTGGCACGACAATCCCTGGGTTTGGGTGATTGAATTTCGGCTGGCTAGCCGAGAGGAGGCGAATCAGAATGCGAAAACGTAAGCGGGAAGGGCGCCTGGCTTGGGCGCAAATCCCTACAGCGCCGCCGATATACCGAGCCTACGATGCCGAAACCGGCCTTGTGGCGGCCTATGTTTGCAAGGGCGGCGAAGGCGCTGGTTGGTCGATCCTGCCGCCAAGGCACGGCGAAGCTGAGCAGCTTCCTAAGCTGCGCGATGTCGATCTGGAGACCGCCCGCCAGGCGGTGCTGGCTTACTTCCTAGGGAGGGATGGCAATGCGGATGGATCTGTGGAAATGTGACGCTTGCGGCAAAGAGTACCGCAGTGTGAACGCCAGTATCTCTATCCACGTGGACGATTGGGCCGACCCGGTAGACGGGCACATTGCGCCGGTGTTTCGGGTGGCCGATCTGTGCCCAATCTGCCACCTACGGTTAACGGAGTCGCTGATCAAGAATCTGCCGCTCGAAGAGCGAGTGGATTTGGCAGAAAGGCTGAAAGCCCGATGAAACCTAAGCACCGGTTCACCATTTGGCAGCTTGCTCAACTGGTCGATGCCACGCCTGAGCAGATCGAGCGCTGGATCACCAGGAAAATCGTCGTCCTGCCCATGGTCGATTACCCGTTCTACACCATCGACGATGCCTTCCGGCTGTGGGTTGGGATTCAGCTCATCAAGCTGGGGATGGATGAGCGCAGGGCGTTCCGGGCGGCCACAAACGAGTTCACCGAGAACGTGCTCAATGCCGCAGATGGGAGCACGAACGGCTACCTGTTCTGGAAACTGCCAGGCAGCCCAGCGCACTTTGAACCCTACTCGCACCTGCCCGATCCTTGGATGGGACCGGCGGTCGTGGTACCCATTCGGGAGATGGCCAAGCTGTTCCTGGACGCAGCGCGGTTCAAGGTGCTCATCATGGAATCGCGGGAACCACGGCAGCAGGCGCAGCCAGCGGAGGCATCCAATGGAGATTCACCCAAAGGGAACTAGGGTGGTCAACTGCCGCCGCTCGCGTTATGACGTATACATCGGGCCCACGAGCGAGTGGGAGAACCCGTTCAGCTACATTCGTGGTGAGGGGAAGATCCATGTGGCCACGCCCGCAGAAGCCTTTGAGCGCTTCCGTGAGTGGTTTCTGTCTCAACCGGACCTGGTGGAACGCGCCCGCCGCGAACTCAAAGGCAAGGCGCTCGGCTGCTGGTGCTGGCCGTTCCCTTGCCATGGCGACATTATTGCGGAAATCATTGATCCGGAAGAGGAAGAGGACGAGCATGAGCATGACAGACAGTGAGATCGAGGCGCTGGTGGCGGCCATCCCGGGAGAGCAGCAGCGCGTTGTGCGCGAGCACCTTCCGGCAATCCTGGACATGATCAGCGCCGGTGAGTGCGTCAGAGCGGTGCAGTGTGCGCGTCTGATGTACTGGCTCGTCGCGGACGAGGGCGGCGGTCGGGCGGCGCCAGAGTTTATGGAGCTGATGGCCGAGATCACAGAGCGGTTCCCTGGCTTCCGCGCGGCCACGCGGATCTACTGGGGAGGAATGACGAAATGGTAGGAGGCATGGTCACCCTGCACCGCATGCACCAAGGTGACACTGGCAGGCACATCGCCGATCGTAGCTGCCCGTGCCGTCCGGTCGGCTACGAAGTGCGAGCCGACCGCGAACTCGACATCCCGTCCTACGTGGTCTACTACCACCGGCACACGCTCTATCCAAGTTGGGCATGGTGGGGAGGCTGGGCGGGACAACCTGAGGCTATCACGAACGCCTCCGTGTACGTGTCCAGGATCAGAGACGCCGAATGACAGACCATGAGCGGTACCAAGCCATGATGGCAGCGCTGGAAGAGCTGGCGGAGAATGTCCGATGCGGCTGCATGCCGTACCGGGGCGGTTCCACTGCCAGCCGGCACTGGAGCACCTGCCAATGGGCAACCATCCAGGATGTGTTCGATGTGGTCGCCAAGCACCTGCGGCTCAGCAGGGAGCTGGCGCCAGTTCAGCTTAAACCAGAGAAAGGAGTCAGCCGATTTGAGCAGTAAAGGCAATCCAGCAATTGGAGTTTTCCCGGAACCTAAGTGGCGTTACGTCTGCCGAATCTGCGGCAAGCCGGGCATCGGGCCGCACAACGCCCGAATCCACCCTGGCGAGTGCCGGAAGAAGTGGCAAGCGGTGCTCAATGCGCGCAAGCGCGCGCGCCGAAAGGCGGAAAGAGAGAGGCGGCAGAAATCCTCGTGACATCCGAAAATCGGACGCTGCAACTGATCGTCGGAGACGCCCTGGAGGAGCTGCGCAAGCTTCCGGATCACTCCGTAGACTGCTGCGTAACCTCGCCGCCGTATTGGGGACTCCGGCAGTACGATATCCGGCCGTCTGTTTGGAACGAAGACCCGTACTGCAAGCACGAGTGGGAAGATGCCTGGGGCGCCGGCGGCAAGCGGGGCCATCTGTGTAGGTTTTGCGAGGCTTGGCTCGGCGCCTTGGGCATGGAGCCATGGCCGCAGATGTTCGTGCACAACCTGTGCGAAGTGTGCGACGAAATCGCCCGAGTGCTGAAGCCCAGAGGCACATTTTGGCTGAACATCGGTGACAGCTACTACGATGGGCCGGCGCAAAATGGCTTCAAGCCAAAGGACCTGTGCGGCATACCGTGGGAAACGGCGCTCTCGCTGCGCAGTCGTGGCTGGTGGCTTCGCCAGGACATCATTTGGGCGAAGGCGAATCCCCTTCCGGAGCCTGTGCTGGACCGGTGCGTGCGCAGCCACGAATACCTGTTCCTGCTCACGCGCTCCAGGAAGTACTACTTCGACTACCAGGCGATTGAGGAGCCATGCACGGACGCTCGCTATCGGCTCCAGGGCAAAATCCGCCCGGAGACGAGCGCCTACAATCCGAACGTCCCAGGCGAGGAAGGCTTCCGGCTGGGGATGAACCTGCATCGGCAGGCCGGTCCGCGCCCAACCCGACGCAAGCGCTCGGTGTGGCGCATCCCGACCCAGCCGGTAGGCCAAGGGCACAATGCGGCATTTCCAGTGGCACTGGCGCGGCCATGCGTGCTTGCTGGCTGCCCGCCGGATGGCGTAGTGCTGGACCCGTTTTGCGGCACAGGCACGGTCGGAGTGGTCGCCGTCAAGCATGGCCGAAGGTTCATCGGGATCGACATATCGCAGCAGTTCATCGAAATAGCGCGGCGGCGAATCGAATCTGCCGCGCCGTTGTTTGTTAACGGAGGTGGGGCATGAGCCGAATGTCACGGCAAATGCTGAGCTTGATGAGAAAGAGCGGAATTAAGCCGTCGCTGGCTGACCTTAAGGAATCCTACCAGCAGATCCCTGGGATGAGTCGGTCGGATTCGCAAGCGTTCTGGATGCGCCTCTCAGGGAAGACCTATGACCAGATCGGGGAGCAGCTTGGGGTTAGCTACGAGCGGGCACGGCAGAAAGCTCTGGTGGTCACTCGCCGGCTGATCCGAGCGGTAGAGGCGCAATGGCGAGCGCAGGAGAGGATCAGGCAGCTCAAAGAGGAGATCATCCTCCTGAGGCTGTCGAAGCCTACTGTTGCGCCTTCAAGGCCCGTGAGCACCCTCCCGCCAGCTACGGAGCTGCCGATAGAGTTCCTACGGGTAAGCACCAGGGCGTACAACGTGCTTGTCCGGGAAGGCGTGACCACGGTGGCGCAGGCGGCGATGAAAGGGATGAAGTGGTTCATGAGCCGCAGGGGCTGCGGCGTTAAGACAGCCCATGAGATCAAACAAGCCCTGGAAGACATCGGCGTGCCGATGGTGGATTGAGTATGGCAGAGTACGAAGTGCGGTGGAAAACTGCTCTGGGCAAAGTTGGCACATGGCCGGCAGCGAGCTTCGACGACGGCGTGCAGCGTTGCCGGCTGGCGGCGAAGCGTGGGGCGTGTGCCCAGCTAGTCCATGTGCCTACCCAGCGCATTTTGGCGCAAGCGAAGTTCTACGAGCCTGGCGATGGGCCGTCTTTGGTCTACAGCCACAAGGCTCAGCGGCCGTTTATTTGCCGGATGTGCGGTCAGCCAGGCGTAGGCGACCGCAACACCCGCTTGCACCCAGGCGAGTGCCAGCGGCAATGGACCCGGCAACGCGAGGCAGCCAACCGTCAGCGCCGGCGGTTGGCCAAACAGAAGAAGGGAGAAAGCAGCAGTGGGAAAGCCTGAAGGCAAAGATGTGGTTACCGGAGAAGTGCGCGTCATGCGAAGCTCGGACGGCGAATTGGTGCTATTGGAGCTGAAGGGTAGCGACGGCTCGTCATCCGCAGCCTATTTCGACATCGAAACCGCAGGGCGGCTGGGAATGTCGCTTCTGAGAATCGCCAAGGAAGCCGCGCAGGCGGCCAGGGAGCGACAAGCAGAGTCGGGGCGCGGACGTGGCGGGGTAGTAGCCATCCGCAAGGGGCTGCCACAGCCCGAAGCCGATCAAGGAGAGGAGGAACGGTAAGGTGCGGGTTTACGCTGGAATCGATAAGAAGACTGCGAGCAAATGGGTGCTGCGGCTGGAAATCTCCGCTGAGGAGATGGCGCTGGCGGAGTTCAGCGAGCAGGACGTGCGCCTGATCAACGAGAACATGCAGTCTGGCATGGTGAGCAACATCCTGCTTGGCGCCTGGCTGTATGCTGTCAGGGTCGAGCAAGGGCTTGGGCTGCACCAGGACAAGGAGGAAGGCCAAGCGAAGCAAGATGCTGACCAAAGAGTACGAACCGATCTTTGACCGCACTCAGGCCGCCGAGGCCGACGGGCAGCGCAGGCCCTTACCGAAGTGGGTTTGGCCGTGGCAAATTGAAGCGGCGGGGTTTACTGCCGACCCTAGCGCCAGAATCGACCGCCGGGTCTACATTGAGCGGACATGCGAAATCGGTTCAGAGGTGCGCATTGCCCATGGCTGCTTACTCCAAGACGGCGCCAAGGTCGGAGCTAGGGCAGAAGTGCAGCCGTATGTGCGCCTAGGTGACAGGTGCCAGGTCGGCGAGGGGTGCGAGCTTGGCCGAGGCGCCTTGCTTCTGGACGAGGTGACGATCGGCAACTACGTGGAAATCGGCCCAATGGCGGTCCTGTCCGAGAAAGTGCGCATCGGTTCGCATTCCTCCGTCCGGGCAAAGGTGCGCATTGGGCCGAACACGGTCATCGGCGAGCGCTGCTCACTGCTCGAAGGCGCAACCGTCGGCGCCGGATGCACCATCGGGGACGCTGTTCGGATCAGCACTGGCGCCTACCTGGGCGATGGGGTGCGGCTTGCCGAGAACGTGTTTGTGGGCAATGGCGCCAGTATCCACAATGGGGCTGAAGTGGGCGAGAAGGTGCGCATCGGCGCTGGAGTTAGCGTGGCGCCTGAGGTGAAGCTGGACCCGCTAACGAGCTGGTCTGTCAGCCCATTTCACATCCGAGGTTCGGACGGGCCGGTGTACGTCTGCGGCCCAGGGATGGTCGTGGCCGCTGGCCACCGGCTCAACATCGGCCACTGGCTGGAGTCCGCCGAGGTGGTTTTTCGCCAGGCGTTCAATAACAAGTCCAAACTGGTGCGCGAGTACCGAGCTTACATAGAATTGGCCGGATACTGGATGGAATTGCACGGATACTTGCGCTGGCCGGAAGCCTCGCAGGGTACAATGAAGGGCGGAGGTTAGATGGGTTTGTTTGTAAACGAAACCAAGCTGGCGCAAGAGATGGGCAAGCAGGTGCGGAGCATCCTGCAATCGCAAATCATCCCGCTGCTCCAAGGCGGTCTACTGCTTCGCGGCAACATCAAGGGCATTGGTTTCGAACTCACCATCAAGCTCGCAACAAAGGAGGACTGGCAATGAGGCTTATGTTCAAGGGCGTCGGGTTGGTATTTGGGCTGCTGCTGTTTGGGACGTTGGCTCGGGCGGAGCAGCCCGGCCAGTGGCTGGGCGCCGGGGTGCAGTTTAACCAGTACGCCTCGCCCCAAATCAACGGGGTGTTGGCCTACGCCAAGAAGCTGAGGGGAGAGGAGAAGCCTACCTACTCCTACACAGCGGTCAATTTCCTGAGCGTCCAGAAGGAGCCGTTTCGGGTGATGACGACCACCGAAACAGGCATCGCGCAGTACCTGACGCGCTTCCGGCGCATGGACGTGTACGCGCTTGGCACCGCCGGGATGGCGTCCTCCGGCGGTGAGAGCGGGACCAATGTCGGCTACTCGCTCTCTGGCGGGCTGATGGCGATTACCGCAGTGCGCAAGGGCGTGACCATCGGGCCGTACTACCGGGCCACCAAGACCAGCCTATCGGATGCTCAGCACGCGGTTGGGATCATGATCGGCATCGGGGACAAGTAGTGGACTACCACATCCTGCCTGTCGAGGACTTGGAGGCGCACCTGGAGGATGACACATGCCCGTGCCGTCCGACATTCGAATCTGTGCTCGGCGGCAGGCTGGTGATCCACAACGCCTTCGATGGACGAGAGCTTGTTGAGAACAGCGAGGTGGTGCTGAGCTGATGCTTACGCCTGCTCAAGAGAGATTTCTGAAAATGGCCGCAGAGGCGGCTGTGCGCAGCGAACGGCGGACCGGAGTCCCAGCAGAGGTCGTGCTGGCTCAGGCGATCCTGGAATCCGGCTGGGGGCGGGCCATGCCCCCGGACAGCAACAATGTGTTCGGAATCAAGGACACCGACCGCTACCCTGGGGCTTCCTATGCAATGACCACGGAGTGGACGGCTAGTGGGCCGCAGCGGGTTAATGCGGCGTTCGAGAAGTATCCCAGCCTGGAGGAGTGCTTTGTGGACCACGCTCGGTTGATCTCCGGGGTGAACCGCAACGTGTACACTCCGCATTTCCGGCTGTACTCGGCGGACAAGGACGTGAGGGGCTTCCTGTGGGGCATTGCTGCGCACTATGCCACCGACCCGCAATACGCGGTGAAGTGCTGGTCGCTGGCAACGTCTTCGCTGGTTGACAGGGCGCTATCAATCGCACGAGAGGGATTGCAGAACGAGCCGCCTCAGGCGCCAACCTTAGCCTGAGCAGCCTCTGAGCCGTTCTTGGAATTCTGCTCCAGGTAGAACTTCAGAACCTTCTCGATTCCCTTGCGGATGCTCCCCTCCCCGATCGACTTGAGATGACGCTTGGTCGTCGGGCTGACCCTGGCGGCGATGACTATGGGCATAGTCTGCGAATTGTACATTTTCGGCCTCATGCTATGGATCGTAAACAAAATCATTGATTCCGTCAACACATTCGTATAGAATAGCTTCCAGATGGAAGCATTGAAAATGCCTGCTGTCGTCGCCCTGTGTTTAGCGCTAGGGCTGGCGACGGGGATTCTTGTCGCCCGTGCGAGCAAATCGCTGGGCGAGTTCACCCGCAGACTCCTGTCCGGCCTGGACAGGTTAGCCCAACTGGCATCAGAGGTGGCTTCCTCCAATCACGCCGTCCGGGAAGCCACCTCTGCATTTTTGACCAGCTCACAGGAGCTTCGAGAGCAGGTCGCCAGCCTGGCAGTCGCTGCTGAGAAACTGGCGCAGGTGGCATCGGTGCAAGCGCAGGCTCTTGAGTCTGTGCGCAAGATGGAGCAGGAGCGGCTGAAGCACCCTTACGGCAAGCCAGTGACGCCCACGCCGGCGCCGCTGAGCGATCCGGAGCTGGAGTACCGGGTGCAGCAAATGGTCAAGGAGCAAGGGATCAGCCGGGAGCAGGCGCTGCTTACGCTCAACACCGCCAATGCCTCTTCCGTCTGGGACGGCTTTGAGCTGGGGAGCTAGCCAAGTGAACCGAGCACTCTTCGTACGAATTGCATCGATGTGCCTGGCGCGCCACCGCGACAGCAGCCCGGAAGTTCAAGCTGAGGCGCTGGCGGATGAGATCGAGCGCACCATCTTGATCATGCGCGAACTCCAGTCTGGAGTGTTCTCCCGGCGCCAGGAACCGGCCACGGCATGGGAATCGGCCGTGGACGGCTGGCCGGGCCCTAGCCCATCCAGCGTCGTTCGCCAGCCGGCAGCGCAAGATGCGCAGCCTTCTGCCAAGGAACCCTCGACCGCTGCCCCTTCCCCGGCTCCAGCTCAAGCGGATGCCCCTCCGCCGATCATGGACTTTGAGCCTTCGGCAGCCCCGGAGCGGCCGGCTGCGCCCCAGGCTGCTGCGAAGCTGCATGGCCGGAAGGCAATGCCTGTGGAGGAGCTGAACCTTCTGATTCAGGAACGCACCCCGCCGTTCCTGGACGTCCCGGTGGAGATCGAGGGGAGGCAGTACAACGTGCGGCTGAACCGCGATGTGATCTCCGCTCACGTCGAAGGCTGTGTGCGGCTGGTCTACCAGTACCCCAAGGCGCCGCAGGAGATCTACGTCTACGATGTAATCTCCGTGGATGATCTGCCGGTGGACCTCTCCGCGATCGTCTCCAAGCTAACGGCATTGGCCAAGGATGTGGTCAAGCCGCTCACCAAAGCCATTGTCCCCACCCCTCCCAAGATGCCCGACGGGCCCGTAACCGCTGGAGAATCAGCGGCTACTAGCGCGGATACGGAAGCAGTACTAAAGATTTGGTCCTCAATCGGTTCCTAGGAAACGAAAAACAGTTGAGTACTAGACGTATAGTAGTCTACACTTTGACCAGGGAGGTGCGATTGCTGTTGCGGCCACTCCCAGGCAAGAAGAAGGAGGCCATCAAATGGGCATTGTTGAGCACACGGTCTCAGTGGGGGGAACGGCGGTCAGGGCGACAACCGACCCGGAGTTCCTATTGTTCGTCAGAATGGAGAACGAGACAGGCAGTGATGCCGTCTACGCTGGTACGACAAGCGCGGTTTCGTCGAGTGACTACGCCTTCAGCGTTTTGCCAGAGGCTGCTGACCGATCGAATGCAGTAACGATTGGGCCGTTCCCAGCAGCGCACATCCCGTTGCATGAATTGTGGTTTGTGGCCCCGGGAGGAACCGGGGCCACATTGCATGTGGTCGGTGTGAAACTCTGACGGGCAAAGGGGGCGGAGTTGAATCAACTCGTTCTATGCCAACAAATCCTGACGGAGATCAAGGATTTTGTGATGCCAACCATTGGGTTGATTGGGCTTGGGGGTGGGCTGGTCGCGCTCTACTTTCGAGCCAGTTTGGCTGAGACGATCATTGGCAAGCTGAATGGAAGGTATGTGCACTCCTCGGTATGGGGGGCGACGAACCAGCGGCTAGAGGACAGGCTGACGTCGATGGAGCACCGCTTGGACGTGCTGGAGACCAAGGTGGACAACGGATTCGAGGCGGTGCGGAAGCAAATTGCCGATGTCGAAAGGTAAGGCGAAAAAGTCCAAGCCGAAGGCTCAGAAGGGCAAAGCCAAGCCGGAGGCTCGTCCAATCGTTGCGCCGGATGTCGATCTGGACTTGGACTTGACGGAAGGCGCGGAGATTGCTGCGGCTACCAGCGCCGATGGCATCCCGCCTTCGCGCTACGAGATCCCGGAGCATCTGCGCTTCTCCAAGCTGCTGAAACGCAAGAAGTTGAGCAAGGACGATTTGGCGCAGTTCAAGGAGAAGATGCTGCTGCTGCACGCTCCGGAAGCGCTTCGCCTTGCTTTCCAAGGGCTGCTGTCGCTGGCCCACAAGGAAGACCTGGGGGCGATCAAGCTGCTGCTAGAGGTCTTCGGCTACATCGAGCGCAAGGGCGGCATCAACGTCACGCAGCAGGTCGTGGCGACGAGCCAGTCTGGGACCACAGACAGCTTCGATTCCATCGTTCGGCGGCTGTATGCGGCTCGCAACGGCGGCCGGCAGGTTGGGCCGATGGAGGCGATGGAAGCGAGGTACCTGGAATCCGCGCGAAGCAGTGAGCTAAGCACAAGTTCATCGCAGGAGGCCGTAGCGATCGACGATGCTTGATCCGCATGGCCGGGACCCAGGGATTGCAGAGTTGATCGAGTACTTCGATCAGCCGGAGAAGTGCGACTGGTCCCTGCTTGCGCCCAAGGAGGTGCAGATCCTCCACGACGAGATCCAGAAGTGCATGGACAACTTCGAGTACTGCGCCCGGAACTACTTCTGGATCTCGACCAAGGACATGCGGGACGTCCCGTTACGCCTCATGGACACTCAAGAGCTGGTGCTGGAGTGCATCAACCAGCTCAAAAAGAAAGGGCGCGGCGTACGGCTGCTCATCATTAAGGCCCGCCAATTGTATGTCTCGACGTTCGTCGAGGCGTACATCGCCTGGTCCGCAATGTTTCAGCCCAACGCCAACGCGTTAGTCCTCTCCTATGACATGTCGCACGCCGCGTCCTTGTTTGGCATCATCCTGCACATCTACGACCGGCTGCCATGGTGGCTCCGGCCGATGATGGGACCGCGCAAGTACATGGAGGAGCTGCACCTGATCAATCCCGACCCGCAGCTTCGCGCCCGCGACCCCGGCCTCAACACGCGCATCCTGGTGCAAAGCGCCGGAAGGTACACCGGAGTGGCCGAGGGCTACCGCATTAACTTCGCCCATATCAGCGAGTTAGGGTCAATGGAAGAGGCCAAGGCGCGCTCGCTGGTCTTCGGCGATCTGCGCTGGGCGCTGCCGGATGAGCCGACCACCTGCGCGATCATTGAAAGCCGCGTCAAGCGCTCGGCGCGGTTCCTAGAACGGCTCTGGGAAAGCCAGGTGCGATTAGGCGAGGTGGCGACATGGTTTCCGCTGTTCCTCCCGATCTATTTCGACAAGAGCCACTTCATTCCGCCGGAGGACGGCTGGAAGCCAGAAGAGCCGGAGCTGGCGGTCAAAACGCGCGCAGCGGAAGAGTGGTGCATGTGCTCTGGCTGCCGGCAGATTCGACCGACGAACTTCGGCGGCAAAAGCCTGGATGGCACCCGCTGCTCGGATTGCAGCACTGGCATTTACCGGCCGTACGAGCTTAGTCTGGGGCAGATGCGCTGGCTGTGGCAGCAGCGCCAAAACGCTGAGGCGATTGGAGAAAGCGCTCTGATGGACATGCGCCAATCTCTGGCTACCAACCCGCAGGAAGCGTTCCAGTACATCACCGAGACGCTGTTCAGCAACAAGGCCATGGAGCGAGTGGCGCAGACCGTGCGGGAGCGCGAACCGCTGGCGGTGGGCTTCATGGACTCCTCCGGTAAGTTCCATGCCCCTCGCCGGCACGCCGGCGGAGAGACCTCGCTGTGCTGGTGCCCCGGCTGCAAGAAAAGCCACGTTGGCGACACCAACCGCTTCTTGAAGGTCTGGGAAATGCCCATTGAAGGCTGCCGGTACGTCATCGGCGTGGACGTGGCTTCCGGGCAGGGCAGCGGCTACGATTACTCGGTCATCTGGGTGAACCGCATTGGGGTTGCGCCGAACCCCGATGTGCAAGTGGCGTGCTTCCGCAGCAACGTCACCCGGCCGACAGACTTGGCGCTGGTGGCCGATGCCATCGGCCGCTGGTACAACAATGCCCTGATCGTGGTGGATTACACCAACTTCCAGACGGTTGGGGATCAGCTTCGGCACTACCTGCTGTACCCGAACCTGTACCGCTGGGCGAATCCGGATTCCGAACGCGTTCTGACGCCTCGCTTTCATTGGGTGTGGAACTCGCGCAACCGGGAGGACGCCTGGGTGCAACTGGACGCATGGCTGGCTGACGGCTCTCTTATTGTGCGCGACCCGGTATTCGCTTGGGAGATGCGCCACTACGCCCGCCACCCGGATGGCACGATTGGGAACTCCACCAAAGGCAAGCGCGAGTCATGGGATGGCGCCGGTTACGATGAGACCGTTCATGATGACACCGTGACCGCTTGCGAGCTGGCGCTACTTGGGGCGCATCAGCTCGATCGGCGCCGGCCAGGAGAGCTGCCAAACTCTGATCCTGCCGGTTTGCAGCAAACAGGCAAATGGACCGCCTGTTGCCTGCGCTGCGGGCTGGTCTGGCACCGCGACGAGTACAATCGCGCAGAGCGCTGCCCGCTGGAGGGCTGCCGCAGCATCCTGATCAAGTGGCGCCATGAGAGCTGGGATCAACAGCAGAACACGAACTTTGACTTCAAAGACATGGGCAGATTGCCCGACGAGCAGCCCAGCATGGGCTACAGCAACGTAAAGGAGGTTGTTTTCTAATGGCCGCCGAAACCAGTACCAAGCCGCAACGTGAGTTCGCGGTGATCATCTCCCTAGGCAAAGAGCAGGCGCACAAGGCTGAGAGCCTGCGCGGCGATGGGCAGGACAGCGTAGTTGACGCAATTGCCGCTGCGGCGACGCGCCTGGTGAACGAAGAGCTAGCCGGCGGGATCATGCTGCCGGCCGCCATGGCCGAGCGCATTCGCAAAGCGCTGCCCGATGCCACCCCAGCAGCGATTGTGAGCGCGGTGGAGCGTCAGGCAAGTCGTGATGGCGACACCACGGTTGTGGAGCTGCGCATTGACCCGGTGTGGTTAGGGCATCTTCGGGAATGCGCTGAGCGAGCTGGGGTCAGCCTGGAGCGCCACCTGCGCGTGACGCTGGATTGGGCCTTGGCGCAGGGCTGGCTGGGGACCGTGGCCCAGGAGCCGCACAAGGTTCTTCTGACCAAGGAGCAGTACGACGCCATTGCCATGGTGTTGGGCAAGGAGGACTTCACTGGAGACGACCTGTGCGGTTACCTCGGGGCGGACTTGTCCGATCCGCGCAGTCCGGCGGCCAAGGACGATTTCCTGAGCGCGATCTTGAGGGAAAAGTGAGGAGGCAAGCCAGTGCCGATCTACGAATACTGGTGCCAACCCTGCGCCGAAGTTGAGGAGATGTACCGCAAGCGCTACGGCGAGCCGCCGCCACCATGCCCACGATGCGGCGGAGAGCGCGTAACGCTGGCGTCTCGCTTCGCGGTGGTGTTCACCGGGGACATCACCTCCCGCTACAAGCTCAAAGACCGCGAGGACGCCTACACCGATGGCGTGTGGATGTACCGCAAGCGCACCTCGCTCAGCGGCGAACCCGAGCCGGTCTACATTCAGACCTGGCAGGAGCTGCGCGAATTCTGCAAAGCGGAAGGGCTGTCACAGCCTGGGGAGGCGCCCACCAACGCCAGCATCAGCTCCGATGGCAAGCGGTTGAGCGGCGCGGGCATGCCTGGGCAATGGGCAACCTTCTCCCCGGAAGTGCTCCCGGAGAAGGCGACCGCTCCGCCGCCTGATCCGCAACAAGCGGCACCGCTGGTCGAGATTACCGATCGGCGGTCGCTTGACCCTAAGGCCAATCCGCAGGTCATGGTTGTGGATGCGGCCAAGGCCCAAGCGGCCATAGAGAAAGGCGAGCCGCTGACATCAGCAGTGGAGGCGACGGTGGCGGCATGAAGCAACTCCTGCTAGCTTCGGCGGTGGCTTGCATCAGTTGGGCCATTACGGAGGCTGGCATTTCTGCGGGATTGCGGGCGGCAGCGGCCAGGCGCTCCCCCAAGCTGGGTAAGCTGCTGTCTTGTGGCTACTGCGCAGGCCACTGGGTGGCGTTAGCGATCCTTCTAAGCTGCCGCCCGCAATGGTTCCCAGAGCACGGTTACTGTGGCTACGTGCTGACCTGGCTGGCGCTGAGCTGGTTGGCCGGCGCCATGTGGGTGCTGATGAGGTTCTTTATGCCACAGGAAGGGTAAAAGAGGCAAGCGATGGCAGCGAACGTGATCGAGATGGCGCCGCGAGCGCCGATTGTCCTGAACACCAAAAGCGGGACCATGGACTTCCCGGATGGCTACCAAGCCTCTGTGCGGCGCTGGATCGGCGCTGCACGCGAGGAAGCCATAGAAACGGCGAAGCTCAACCCGGAATTCGCCTACATCCAGACCTACATCGACATGCTGGAAGGGCGCTACTGGCCGCGCAGCCGGCCCAGCTACCGGTCGAAGTACTTCGATAACGCCATGTTCGCGGCTCGGATCGATGCGCTGTGCGCATTGACCGACATTCGCCCAGCTCCGGAAATCTCCTCCTCGGACAACCACCCGCACTACTTGCGGCAAGCCGAGATTGCCAAGAAGATCATCGCCTACGAATGGGCGCAGCAGGACTTGGACTTGCGCTTGGAGGAAGCCGTTGACCATGCTTTGCTCAGCGTCGGCTACTGGAAGATCGGTGCGAGTATGCCTGGCCGGATGCACGTGCTGGCCGCCGGCATGGACTCCGTGTTCCCCATTCAGCCTGGGCGGGACATCCAAGACTCCTCAGGGGTTTTGTACCGCGTTTACAAGCCGTTGCACCGAATCAAGCAGGTCTACGGCGCGGCTGCGGACAACCTGGAGCGCCAGATCAGCATCGGCTCTGGGACGGTCGCAGGCTCCAACTACTCTCCGCCCGATCAGGTGCCTGAATATGGCTTCACCGCGATGAGTCCCACGATTCGCTCTGGGCAGCAAGGGCGCTACTTCGGCGTGTCTCCGCAGCGGGCCAGCCAGTTCCCGGTAGCCCTGGTCGAGGAGTTCTGGATCGACGACCCGAGCATCAATGAGTCCGGGGTGGAGGTGCTGGTCAAGGACCCGCGCCTGCAAACCGACCAGCATAACTACTGGTATCGAGTTCCGCCTGGCGGGCGGCTGTTTCCGCGCAAGCGGTTGATCGTCGTCGTCGGCGAGCAGGTGCTTTACGATGGACCGTCGTGCTTCTGGCATGGGCGCTTCCCATTCGCTCAACTGATCCTGGTGCCGGCAGTGTGGCGCAATGGCGGGGTGTCCATCTACCGCAACCTTGTGCCGCTGGCAATCGCCAAAAACGAGCTTGGTGCAGGGATGATGGATCTTAGCCGAAGGGCCGTGGAGCCGCAGTTTGCCTTTGTGGACGGCGCCGTGGACGACACCAGCTTCCGCAGCTTCCACCAGGACATGCCTGGGGCCCGGTTGAAGTTCAACCCCACTGCTGACCCGGTGCGTCACGCGACCTACCTGCAACCGCCACCGCTGCCTAGCTACGTTGGCGCTTTCTGGGATCGTGTCGATCAAGCCTTCCAGCGACACGCTGGAACGCTGGACATTGCCGGGATGAGCCGCAAGAACCAGATCCCTGGCGGCGATACCATCGAGCAGTTCCGCGATACCAGCCAAACGGCCTTCCGGCTTCAGAGCCGGCACATTGAGCCGTTTGTGCGTGAAGCCGCAGAGCAGTTTGTGAGCAACATCTTCCAGTACTACACGCGCGCGCAGCGCATGCGCATGCTCGGCGCCGACGGCTTGACTTTCCATGACTTCGACTACGACCCCGGCTCCATGGTGCCTTGGAGTTCGCCAAAGGAAGACCACTGGCGGAACTTCAAGGTGCAGGTGGCGGCCGGCTCCATGCACGGCGGCAAGCGCGACCGGGACAAGCAGGTAGCCATCAGCCTCTACCGGCTGAATGCCATCCCTCGACGCAAACTGTTGGAGATTCTGGAGTTCCCGGACATCGACCAGATCCTAGAAGAGCTGGCGATGGAGCGCCAGATGCTTGCCCCAGACGCTATTGGGAAAGGCGAAGTCCCGCGATTGACTCGTGGGCAGCGGACTGGCAATCCTTACTGAGGACGCCATGCGGACAGCTTTGGTCAGTTGCCTTAGCCTGCATCCATGCCACAGCCCATGCGAGCGGACAACTGGTTTCGGGCAACGGACTTACACCGTGTGGAAGCCAGCCATAACGGATGCGTCCCTAACATATCCCGTGCTTGGCTTGCCGTTCTTATGGGCTGGCGGATAGGATATCTGTTCTGTGAGCAATGTCGAATCAATCATCCAGACCGAAATTCTCCGTAGTCCTGATTGCAAAGAATGAAGCGAAGACGCTGCCGCGCCTGATGCGCTCCCTGCGCGAGTTTCAGGCCCGTGGCGGCGAGGTGGTGCTGGTGGACACCGGGTCAACCGATGGCACCCCTGAGGTTGCCCGTGCGCATGGGTGCAAAGTCGATGAGGTCGGCGCCAGGTTCGTGACCGAGATTGACGCGAAGCTGGCGGAGGCTATCAACCGCGAGTTTGTGGTGGTGCCCGATCCGCCGGTGGTCGCCGCTGGGGATCGGTTTTTCTGCTACGCCGATGCCCGCAATTACGCTGCCTCGCTTGCCAGCAACGACATCGTGTCGATGCCAGATTGCGATGAGGAGTACACCGCGCTGGACATCGACGCGGTGAACCGCTACATCGACGAAGGCTACGGGCAGTTGGAGTTCTTGTTTGTCTACGCGCACGATGCGATGGGGCGGCCGGCGGTGCAGTTCCTGCAATGCAAGATGTACGACCGGCGATTGCTGCGCTGGAACCCAGAGTGCGTCATCCACGAGGTGCTTCAGCCGATTGATCCGCAGGCGGAGATCCGGCGAACTCAGCTTCCGGAAAACGTGCTCAAGATCGAGCACTGGCAGGACCCCACCAAGCCGCGCAGCCACTACCTGCCTGGGCTGTGCTGGGAGGTCTACAAGCACCCGGACAATGACCGCAACATGCACTACCTGGGCCGGGAGCTGCTCTACACCCGGCGATACGCCAGTGCTGTGCAAGTGCTTCAGCGGCACATTGCCATGGACCGCTGGAAAGCCGAGAAGGCGCAGAGCATGATCTACCTGGGGGATTGCCTGGGCGGCCTAGGGCGACCAGACGAGCAGGCCGAGTGGTACTTCCGCGCCTTCCACACCGATCCGACGCGCCGCGAGGCGCTGTTGCGGCTGGCGGGCTTCTATCAGCACAACCGGCAAGCGACAGCGGTCGCGGCCTTTGCCGCAGCAGCAATGGAGATCCCTTGGCACGCTTTCTATGCCAACCTGGTGGCACAGTACCGCGATGAGCCGCATGCTTTCCGCTACTGGGGGCGTGGCTGGCTTGGCAATATTCAAGGCGCCCAGGAGGACCTGCTGAAGTGCCTGGAGTGGAATCCCTTCAACGCGACCTACCTGGAGCACACGAAGTACTACTTCCCATATGCTGATCGCTTAATCGATGGCTGGATGCTCTACCCGGAACTGCTGTGGCTGTACGAAACTGCGGAGCGTATGCAAAGCGTGGTCGAAGTCGGCTCATGGAAAGGGCGTTCGACTCACGCCATTGCTTCCGGATGTCATCGGGGCGAGGTTTGGGCGGTAGACCATTTTCGCGGCTCCAAAGGCGAAGAGGTGCAGCATGCGGAAGCCGCAAACCCGGACAACATCTATCACCAGTTCCTGAATAACGCCAAGGAATTGAACAACTTGCATGTTCTGCGCATGGGTTCGCTCGAAGCCGCAGAGCGCTTCGACGACCACAGCGTAGACATGGTGTTCATCGACGCCGGGCACACCTACGAGGATGTCAAAGCGGACATCGAGGCATGGCTGCCCAAGGCGCGCATTCTGATTGCTGGGCACGACTTCGCGCCAGAGTGGCCCGGGGTGCGCCGCGCGGTCACGGAGCGATTCGGCCAAGTCGGAAAGCACAAAACCATCTGGTATCGCTACGTGAAAGAGCCGCTTGTGAGCATCGTCATCCCGACGCTAGGGCGCGAAGAGCAGCTTCAGCGGCTCATCAGCCTGATCGAAACCAACGCCGGCTGGCCATTGTACGAGATCCTGGTGGAGGTGGACGACTGGCCGCCGAACAATCAAGGCGTGCCGCGCCTGGTCCAGCGCGGCGTAGCCCGGGCCCGAGGCGAGCTGGTCATGTACCTGGGGACGGACTGCGAGCCTCAGCACGGCTTCCTGCTGGAGGCTGTGCACGCCATGCTGCGCCACTTCCCGGCCTACGACGGCCTGATCGGACTCAATGACGGGATCTACACCAGCGGGCAGGTGGCAACCCATTGGCTAGCGGGCAAGGCGCTGCTGCCATTGCTTGATGGCGAGTTTTTCCACACTGGCTACCATCATGTCGGATGTGACAATGAGCTCACCGCGCGTTGCCGCAAGCTTCGCCGGTACGTTTGGTGCGAGCAGGCGCGGATCAACCACCATCACTTCAGCGTTACAGGCAAAGAGCTGGACGAAACCTACCGAGTAGGTTGGCAGCCGGAGCTGGTGGAGCGAGACCGGGCGCTGCTTCGCCAGCGCGCAGAGCAGCTTGGGCTGGACATCGAAGTGGACATGCGGCCGCGCAAAATCCCGCGACGGGCATTCTCCATCTGGCTCGGGGAAGAGCCGCCGGAGCTGGTCAAAGTGTGCCTAAGCTCGCATCGGGAGCGGCTGAAGGGCTGGGAGTACAGACTGCTGACCCTGGACAACACTCGCTGGATCGAGGATGCCTATTTCCGACGGGCGGTTGAGGCCAAACGATGGGTCAAGGCGGCTGACCGGTTGCGGCTGCTGGAGTTGCAGCGCAATGGCGGGGTTTACCTAGACGCTGACATGGAGCTGCTGACGGAGATACCCCACTCGCTGTTGGTCCCGTCGATGCTCGTCGCCAGAGAGGAAAACGGCTTCATCGCCAACAGCGTCATCGGGGCGGTCCCTGGACATCCGACTCTCGGACGTGTGCTTCAGCGGATGGAGCAAGCCGACCCTGAAGATGACAAGGTGTTCGAGAATGGCATGGAGATCTTCTCGCGCGAGGTGGACGCCTCGATCGCCGAAGGCGACCAGGACATCCTGGTGGTAGAACCCAGCGTGTTTTTCCCGTTCAACCACCAGACGCACAAGACCACCTTCACCGAGAAAACCATTGCGTATCATCACTTTATGAAATCCTGGGCGGGAGGAGACGACTGATGTCCTGTTGTGGGAAGCCAGCGGTGTGCCCTGGCAGAAGGAAGTACCCGAGCGAGCAGGCGGCGGAGCTGGCGGCGCAAATCGCTTCCAAGACCACGCGGCGCCACTTCGAGGCTTACTACTGTCCGCACTGCCAGGGGTTCCACATCGGCCACCGGCCGGCTAGCGCCGCTGGCGATACCAATCGAAAGGGAGGGAAGAAAGCATGAAAGGCGACGGGAAGGTCATTCAAGTCTTGAACGAGGCGCTGAGTTCGGAGGTGCAAGCCATCATGCAGTACATGCTGCACGCCGAGCTACAGGCCAACTGGGGACTTGGGAAGTTGAGCGCGGCGACCAAGCGGGAAGCCATCGAAGAGATGAAACACGCCGAGCGGCTCATGGAGCGCATCGTGTTCCTGGAAGGGACTCCGAAGCTTGGGTTGGCGGTGGATGTCGTCCCAGGCAAGGACGCCCGAGAGCAGCTTGAGGAAAACCTGAAGCTGGAACTCGAAGCTGTGGCGAAGTACTCCGATGCCGTGGATCTATGCCAGAAGGTCGGGGACACGGGCAGCCGAGAGCTGTTCGAAGACCTGCTCCAGGACGAGGAAGGGCACGTCAACTACCTGGAGAGCCAGCTCAGCCTGATCGACCTGGCTGGTTACCAGAACTGGATCATTTCGCTAAGCAGCGCATCCTGAAAGCGTAAACAGGCCAAATCGACGCTCAACATGAGCTTCCGCCTGCAATTTGTTGAGCAGTAAGGCAAGTTTGTTGACATGGGTTGCGCTAATATCGTAATGTCTACTTGAGGGGCATTGACCCCTCTAGGAGGACTCGGATGGCCGACATTGAAATGGTCGGTGGGCAGCAAAAGATGGGGCGGATGGGGGTAAGCCCCCAACAGCAGCCTGGCGGGTCTACGGAGATCGACATGGTTGGCGGCGCTGGGGTGAACGCCTCCTGGGCGCCGGCTAGCCCTGTTCAGAAATCGGGCAGCGACTCTGGAATCGACATGGTTGGCGGCGCTGGGGTTAAAATCGGCAAGAACCCGGTGACGCCCTACGACAGCAAGACTCCCTAACTGAAATGGCCACACTCCCACCGGCACCCATGTTGCCCCCACAAATCGCCCGGCAATCGCCTGCGATGCCGCCATCGCAGCTCTTTGCCGGCGGCGGTCCGCCTCCTGGAGTTCCTGCGGGAGCGCCTGGTGAGGCGGGGCCGATGGCTGGCGCTGGCCAGCCGAACCCCTCCATCGTACAGCTCCTGTCCAAGATCGACGAATTGGAGCAATGGGCTGGGCAAGTGCGCAGCCTGTTAAATCTGGTTCAGCCCTCGCTGATCCCGCTACTGGTTCCGATTGCCCAGGCGGGCTTAGCGCTTCGGGCTGAGCTGAACGCAATTCAACAAAGGGCCACGGCAGGGCCTCAAGCTGCCCCACCGGCGCCTGCCCCTCCGCCAGGGACATGACCGGGAAACGACAACGAAAGAGGTGAGAGATGGGAATCTTTGACGAACTCCTCGCAAAGGTAGACGAGAACGACCGAGCCGTAATCGAGAAATATCCATCGCTGAAGGAAAGCATGGAGAAGCTCGAAAAGGCCGCATTGGACTACGCCGCTTGGTATCGAGACAACTGGGACGAGCAACATGGCATGACCAAAAGCGAATGGGAGGCACGCCAGGAGCTGGAAGCAGCTCGGCTGCGCCTCCAGGAGCTGCAAGCCAACCCGCAGGATTTCAGTGCTCCGGAAGCCAGTGAGATTTTGGAACAGGCTAGGAAAGCAGGCATGGTGACCCAGGCAGAGGTGCAGCGGCTGCTGGATGAGCGCTTACGGGCGATTCAGCAGCAGAACGACCAGATCCTGGCTGGGATGCAGAACTTCTATTCCCAGGTCTACACCTTGGGATTCCAGCACAAGGACGAGTTTGGCCAGCCGCTGGACCCCTCGGAGCTGTACCAGTTCATGGTGAAGACCGGGCTGCGGGACGCCAAGCTGGCCTACGAGCAAATGGTGGCGCCTAAGCGCGCTGAGCTCGCCGCTAAGAAGCATGAGGAAGAGCTGCGGGCGGCGGAGCAGCGTGGCATGGAGAAGGCGCGGCAAGAGTTGGCGATGGCAACTCCGGGGCTTCCGACGGACAACACTGGCGGGATCATCGGGGTAACCCATCCCGGAGTGAGCAAGGCTGAGATTCCGCAGGAGCTGGCGGAGAAAACGAAAGGTTTGAGCTTAACAGATCCCGAACTGGCGCGGATTGGGGTTGACGCGCTCAAGCGCGGGATCTTGACGCAGTAGCAAAAGGAGGAACGGAAATGGCACTGCCCCTTCAGGGCATCAACGCTTACACCCACAACTTCATTGAGCCGAAGTTGCGGGATACGGTGTACTTCGAAAGTCCGGTTTTTGTGCGGCTTTCGACCAAGCGCCGAGACCAATTCCGAGGCGGCTTACTCGTCCAGCAGCCGCTGATCGTCGGCAAGCTGGCGGGCGGGGCAGTTGGCCCTGGAGAGGGTGCGCCTCCGGACGTACGGGTGACCGAAACGGCGTTGCAAACGCCGATGAAGCTGTACCTGGTGAACGTTCCGCTGATCGGGTTCAATGCGATGTCCAACGACGGGCCCGAGGCGGTGTTCAAGGAGATCAATGCCAAGTTTGCGAACGCCACGGCGGCGATGGCGGAGATGCTGGCGACGGACATGTACCTGTCCACTGCCGGCGGGCGGACTCGCAACCTGGTGGGGTTCGAGGAGTGGATCGACGATGGCAACACCTACACCACCATCGGCGGAATCACTCGCACGGACATCGCCCCGGCGGGCACGGTCAAAGGCATGAACGCCTACGTGGCCAGCTTGACCACGTTCAGCCTGTCGGCCTTGAATCGAGCCATTACGCAAACCTGGAATGGCAACCGGCGCGTGGACATGATCGTGTGTTCCCGTAACGGCTGGGACCTGATCTGGAATTCGCTCCAGCCGATGCAGCAGAACCTCGATCGGGAATCGGACGTCGCGCAGGCTGGCTTCCAGACGGTTCGGGTGAACGGCGCCGAGGCGGTTCTGGACCCCTATTGCCCGACGGGCACCAGCGGCCGCATGTGGGGCATCAACTCCCAGGCGGTTGAGTGGTACTTCAGTGTGAATCCGCTGTTCAACTTCGGGTTCACCGGGTTCAAGGGCACCCAGCTTGGCATCGACACCGCCGGGCAGTTCTTGTGCGGCAACACGCTGACGGTCCCGTTGGCGCGTTTGTGCTTCAAGCTGACCTCGTCCACGCTGTTCTGAGGGGGCTGAGGAGGAGGAAAAAGAGATGGTTGAAACCAATCTGTTGTCGGCTCTTGGCACTGGGCCGATTGTCAAGCGGTACATCATCAGCTACAAGGACTTTACCGCTGCGGCAACCACCCAGAACATCACGCTTCAGACCCTGCCGAAGGGTTCCGTGGTGCAGTGGGTCCGGATCAAGCACGCGGAAGCGGTAGCCGGCGGGAGCATCTCGGCTGCCACGCTGTCGGTAGGGTCCTCGGCTGGCACGGCGACTTCGTTCGCCTCGGCGTTCAGTGTCTCCCAGGCGGTGTCTGACACCACGGCGCAGATTTCTGCCGGCCCGGTTGCGGCTACCTACGCCGAGGACACGATGTACGCCAGGATCACCACCACCGGCGGAAACGTCAACACGGCCACGGCCGGGCTGATCTACGTGGACGTGTGCTACTGGCACGTCACGGTCCCGGCAGACAAGCTGTAATCGCAGCGAGGAGAAGAGGA